TAGTCCGCCAGGCATATTAAAAGACATCTATGATTACTCAGAACAGGTGGCTCAAATATCTCAGCCTGCACTTAGCATGCAAGCATCTTTGGCTTTAGGATCTGTAGCGCTTGGACGTATGTATAAAACAGATATGAATAACTTTTCATCTTTGTTCTTCATGTGTATTGCTAAATCAGGGCAGGGTAAAGAGAATGTAAAAACAGTTATAGAAGCTATCTTAGAGCAAGCTGATTACTTAGACCTTATGGCGGGCGATGGTTATACCTCTAGTGGCGCTATCTATTCTTTGCTTAGATACAAACCAACTCATATAACAGTAATGGACGAGTTTGGTAAAAGACTTGAAAGCATATCTAATTCTAGTAACTCCAATAAAGAAGATGCCTTGCAAGTCTTAATGGAGACTTGGGGGAGGTGTCATGGTATCTTGCGTCCAGATAACTACTCGATGATGACTCTAACCCAAAAACAACAAAAAGAGGCCCTTGATAGATCAACGGTCAAACCAGCTATAACTTTGGTTGGTATGAGCGTGCCAAAGAATTTTTATGGTGCTTTATCAACGGGGCGTATTGTCGATGGGTTTCTCAATAGATTTATCGTGGTTGAATCTACTCTGCCAAGAGTCGTTGGTAAGATGAAGAAGTTTGTCAAACCACCCAAACCCATATCTGATTGGGTGGTTGGTATTAGAGAGGTCCGCGATGAAATGGAGCAAATATCAAGAGATAACGCTGAGTTAGATTTTAAGCAACGCCTTATAAGTTTTAGTGATGAAAGTAAAATACTTTTAGAAAAGCTTGCCTACGATCTTGTTGACCGACAAAACAAATTAGAAAAAGAGGGGCTCGAAGTATTACTTTCAAGAACTAGAGAAAAATCTATGCGGCTTGCAATGATATGTGCTTTAGCTGATAACAGATATGCAAAAAAGATAGATGCCTCATTTACCAAATGGGCTATAGATTATGTCATGTATTACGACCAGGTATTGATTGAGGCTTGTCGCGATAAAGTTGCAGGTTCAGAGATGGAGGGTCGTATCAAACAAATACTCAGCTTTATCAGATCCCAAGGCGAATGGGGTATAAGTAAACGTGATATTGATAGACGAGAGATATTCAGATCAATGAAGTCGTATGAGGTCAAAGAGATTATAGAACGACTTAAAAATTCAGGCGAAATACAAGAGAAAGATTTACGTGCCAAGGGGACGGGTAGGCCAACCAAAAGGATTGTTGCAATCGACCCAGAGTTTTTCAGTGAAGATTGATAGATACGCACTCAAAGAAACTATGAGTGATGTAGGGGTTGGCTTTTTACTGGCCTTTCCCATATCGCTTACGGTGTTAAATATCTGCAATTATTTTAACGCTTCCATCTTGGCAACATCTATTGCCCAAACATTTGTTTTTACCATCTTTGCCATACTCAGAAAATATTACATACGCGTTACATTTAAAAAAGGAGAAAAATATGAATCCTAAAATGGAAACAATTAACGATCAAAAAAGAGAGGAGCGAGTCGCTGGATTTATCGAGGGCCTTTGGAATGTCAGGTGTCATAAATTACCAACCAGCTATGGGCTAGATTATTGGTGTGAGTCAAAGGACTCTTGCTTTTGGTTAGAGGTTAAATGCAGATCCTTTGGTATTGATAGATATAATACTTTGCTGCTTTCGGCTAGTAAGCTTAGAATGGGATCAGCTTTGTCTTTGGCAACCAATCATCCGTTCTTGGTGGTCTTTGCTATGACTGATAGTGTTTATGGCCATACTTGGAAAAAAGATAAAGTTTATGATGTTCGTTATGGAACGATTGAAGAACCAATCTATGAAGAGGACTCTGAGCCTTACATACATTTAGCCAAGGAAGAGCTCGATTGTTTATCAGAGCACGCGCTTGGATTTGATAGAGATGAACTAGGTATTACTTAGGCTATTCTGTTTAGACTTCTAGCTATATCTTCGTTTGCAGACGAGCCGCCTAACAAACTTTCGCTTAACGGTCTAGCTGTCTGCGTTGGGTTAATTACAACTGGTGGTATGTCTAAACTTGCAGAAAGTTGAGGTGTCAAAGCTCTTTTAGATTCTGTTTGGAAAGTGCCTTTTAAATTATCTATCACGCCTTTTACCACCTCGCCTTCTTCGCTTTGATCTAACTTTCTTATTTCTTCTTCTAAAGCCTCTGTTCCCTCAGTTACTGCGCCTCCAAGTTCTCTAATGCCACCAAACTTAATTGTATTACCAACAAATTTCAATACTTCAGCTACAGCACTTGGATCTGTTTTTGCAAGCAATCCAGCAATCCTAGGGTTTGAAAATATTGCTTTGTATAAACCCATTGCAGCAACAGTTGGCCAGAGCGCTACGTTAAATACGTTCAAAGCTAAAGCCCCAGCAACCAAACTACCCGCTCCTCCAGCCGTCTCTTCGCCTACCGTAATTCTAAGCGTTCTTGCGTAATTTTTTAAAGATTTTGTAAGTTCAGGTCCAAACATTGCAGTTAAAGTTTCATCATCATACGAACGCAAAGCTCTTTCAAGATTACCAGGTTTGAATATATCAGATAATTTGGTGCTGCCTGTTTGCACACTATCTTTTATTATTTGTTCAAAAGCTTGATCTTGTATATCAGCAAAAGCCTCCTCGCTAACTAAATTTTTAATTCTATTTATATCTGCTGATGATTTAGGACGAAAGACTATTTTTGCTATTTCTTCTGGTGAAGCTGCATCAATTCTACCAAGTAAGCCTGACTTTTTTAAATCTAAAGATGCTGCGCTTGTTTCAGCTTTTTCTTTTAATGCTTCTACAAATCTATTAAACGCTGGCGGGTAATTTATAATGCCTTTTTCAGCCATAACTTCCATTTGCGGTATTCTGCCAGATAGTTCATCTGCAACGCTTAAAAGCTCATCTCTACTTAAATTTGGTCTAAGTTTTGCAAAGTCATCAATGGTTTGAAAAAACTGTCCTGCACGTGGTCCTAAAAATGTTTCTAAGACATCTTTCTTTTTTAATATTTTGTTAGCAAATTTTACTGGGTTCACGGCCCCAGTTATTGGATCATCTATTGAGGTTTTTATTTGTTCTTTAAGAAAACGTCGCAGCAAACCTTGTTGTAAAGCCGCTCTACTTTCAGCAGGAATTGATTGCAATAAAGCTTTAGCGTCTCCCACTTCCCGTAATCCAAAAATTGCATTGTAAACATCATCAGGGTCTTTAGCCCTATCGCTCATAATTTTTGTTGCCTTTAATCTATCAAATGGTAAAAGACTATTGTAATAATCTGCATTTTGTTTTTGTAAATCTTTAATTATATTTGCTACTTTTGTTTTTGCTGCATCATCACCTTTAATTGTTGATAAATTTTTAGGCAAATTGTTTATTTTTTCATCCAAAGCTTTATATGTTTGTTCGACTGCATCGCCCGCATCGCCTGTTAAATCTTTTGTCTCTTTAACGCCATTAATTATTTTTCTTGCCTCTACTAACTCTTTTGGCGTAAATTCTGGCTTTTTCTCTATGGCTTTTAATAATTTTTTGATTTCGCTTGGTATATTGCTTTCTCCAATACCTCTTCCTCTACCAAATATTTGATTTAATGTTTTTTCAATATCTGATAAATCTACCGTGTATTCTGGATTTAGCTTATCCAATCTATTAAAAATAGAATTATATGAAGATTCGTGATTTTTCATCATTTGTTTGTAAGCTTCAGATATGGTTTTTTGTATGTTTTTGCCTAACTCTTTTTTACCTGGAATTGCTGCGTTCATAACTGATGAGTTAAAACCAGCACTTTGCTCGCTTAAATCTGTAATCAATCTAGTTATTTCATTTTGAATTGCAGATTCTGCTTTATCTAGCTCAGCTCTTTTTGCTCGCAGTTCAGATATGACTCTTGAATCTGAGTCTGCAAAATCAGAATATGATTTAAGTGCGGCCCTTTTATCTGCAATCTTATTTTGTAGTTGCGCTAAAGATGCTAAATTGTATTCAATTATCTTTCTTTCTCTTTTAGTTTTACCAAAAATTGTTTCACCAGCAGCTTGAAACCTAGCTCTTAAAGATGCTCCTAAAGCTCTTTGACTTAGCGCTGCCCTAACCCCTACCTCTTTTACCTCTCCTGCTTTAACTGCTTTTTTAATATCTCTTTCTGTTGCAATTCTGCCCAGCCTTTCATCTAATCGATAAACGTCGTCCATACTTAAACCTTGGTTGACTACATATGTATCTCTTACATCTATGGTGGGTGCTTTTCTGCCAAAGAAAGCGCCAAAGGTTTTAATACCAAGCTCACCTACACCTTGGGCTACTGTACCTACGCCAAACTCAAATTTTAGTAAATCTGCTAATTCACTTGCAGTTTTATCTTGGTAGCCTTGCGCAATATCTAAACCTTCTTCAGCTGCTTTACCGCCAGCAGAACCAAGACCAGCAGCGACTGCATTTGATACAGCGGGCGATCTAAAAAGAACTTGTAGACCCCTAGCCACTCTAAAATATGGATTAAGTGCTGTTATGGCTCCAAAGATAGGGCCTACAGCTCCAGAAAAGTCAGCAAAATCGCCTGCGGTAAATGCTTTGTTTTCATCAATAACTATATTTTTATCAGATATTTTATCTCTATCAAGCAAACCTTTATCAGCTAAAGTTCTTTGCCCTTCAGGCGTGATGGCAAAATCATTTTTGGTGCTGCGAGTGAAACCAGAACTGCCTACAAAATTTCTTAAGACGTTTTCTTTTTCTGTATCTTTCTCCTGCCTACCCAAAGCCGCCCTAAGACTTGGCACGTTGATACCTGTTTCGTAATCAAAATATACTTTGTCAAATAATGGAGATGCCTCTCTTTTGGCAATCTCATACTTCATTATTCTTTCTGCTTCTTCTCTGGTATTTGCGCGAACTGGTACAGTTAAATCATCCGTTAATCTAAATTCAAAGGTTCTCATTTTTTAAATTGATCTCTAAAATCAATTACTTCGGTTCCTAACTCAACCCCAGTTTCTTGAGCCAAGCTAATACCATCTTGTATTACCTTAAAAGCATTTTGACCAATTAAATCTTGTCCAGCCAATTTTAAAGCTTGTCTTACTGCATTTATTTCATCTATTTGGGTTTGCATGTTGTTTCTTATTCTGCCTTCTACGTTATATAAAGCTTTTAGATTTAAAGCAGGCTCTGCACCTAAAGTAATAGAGGCTGAAAGATCTTGCACAATTTGCCTATCAAAATTAGATATGGTTCTACCAGACTCTCCTAAAATCTCCCTAATGTTTGCTTGACTTATCAAGGTAGATAATTTTCTTGCTTGGGCTGTTGCACTTAAATTTTTAAAATCTTCTATTGAACCAGTTTTGCTTTTCCCTAATGCAGTCATTGCTTTTTCAAATATATCTTTTGCAAAACTTGTTAAAGATGTTGGATCTTCATTTGTTAAAACATTTTCAAGTTCTTTAATTAAGGCAAGTGTTTCTGTTGAATTTCTGAAACTTTGCGCTGCTAGGTTTGCAGTATTATTCAGAGAATATATATCTTTTGCATCTTTAAAATCTAATTTACCGCTATCAACTTGTTTTAATAAAAATTCTTGATCTAATTTTTTTTGTTCTAAATCTGATATTTGTCTTTGTTCTGCTGCTATGGCTGAGCCAAGAGCTAAGCCAGATGCTGTATCTTCAGCTTGAGACAATCCTTTAGATAAGCTTGCAACGTAATCTATAAACCCAGGACTGTTAAATACTCCGCCTATTGCCTCTGGGCTGCTATCTGCTGGTGCGTCGTCTGGTGGGCCCTTTCGCTTTGTTGTAGTTCCTGCGTCTGTTTTAGTTCCTGCGTCTGTTGTAGTTCCTGCGTCTGTTGTAGTTCCTGCGTCTGTTGTAGTTCCTGCGTCTGTTGTAGTTCCTGCGTCTTGGGCTGCTGCGCCATCTTGTTGAGCTTTGTCTTTTTCTGCTTGAGTTTGGTTTTCTAAATCTTCAATATCTTTAGCTATTTCATCTTCTGCTGCTTTTTGCTCCTCGCCTATTGATGATTCTAAAACAATAGAATCTAAAGTTTTTGCTTTTTCTCCGCCTGTCAGAAAATAATCACGCTCTACATCAAAGTCGCTCCTTTGACCAGTAAGGAATCCATCGTCCAACGCAGTTTCAAATAAATTAACTCTATCACCAGCGCCAGATTCTCTTAGAATCCTTTCGCCTTCTCTTGTGCCAAAAATACCTCTAAGAGTTGGATTGTAAAAAGGAGCTCGAGCTAGATTATAAATAGATTCGACAGTTTCTTTACCAAAATCAACTGCTCCTTTAAGACCTGATTCAAAGACATCAGAATAACTTAATCCTTGTATTGGGTTTCCAACTCGTATATCTTCTTGTGGAACTAAAGTTGATGATCTTTTTCTAGCTATTGTTTCAATTATGTTTGCAATATTTGAACCATATTCAACATTAGGATTTTGTAAAATACCGCCTAAAATTCTTGCACTTTCAGATTCTAATTGGCTTTGAAATTTATTGGGATCAATATTAAATATTTTACCGTCACTCGTCCTGTATTGATTTGGTCCTAATACTGAACCTGCAACCTTAGCCTGCTCTCCAGTCATTACATCGTCAATACTAAGCATATCTGGAGTTTCTGGTTTCGTTGTTTCTGGAACAGTAGATCCAGTCACTATATCAATAGCTTGATTGGCATCAGCAGACGACAAGTTAAAACTTACTCCCAAGCCTCTAACAAGATTGTCTCTATCTAAAACAGTTCCAGCGTTTAAAATATAATTTTGTATGGCTGGCGGTATAACATTTATATCTTCAGGTTTAGGCAAATCTGGATCAGGCATCTGCTCAAAAGATAAATCGCCCAAAGGTGTTGATATTGTTTCAGGAATAACATCTGCTCTTTGCGCTCGCGTTACAATTGGACCACCTGTTATTGGAGAACCCATTGATTCGCCCAGTGATACTGTTGGGTTTAAACTACGGCCCTCTTCTTTTGCTATCTGCTCAATTAAACCAAGACTTGCTATAGGATAAACTTCTTGTATCTCCAAAGGGCTGTAACCTTGTTGCACGTAATAACGAACAAGCTCAGAGTTTACTGGTTCTGTTTGTATTAATTTATCTGAAGGTCCTCCAGCTTGAAACATTCTTCTTTGCAACACATTCATATTATTTATTACGCGTAAATACCTTTATAAGCTTGCGGTAAACCGAAAATGCCCTGGCTAGGCATTTGCGGAACTATATTAGTGGGTTGCTGAGCTATCTGCGGATTTTGCATGTTAGTGCCGAATGTTGGAGATCTTGGGACTTGGAATGGTATTGCCGCATTATAAAAACCTTGTTGCAGTTGCGGAGGTTGATTACCTACAAATTGAAAATTACCTGTATTAGTTTGCGGATTAGTAGGAGTTTGATTTTGTAAATTAGCCGCCAACAAGCTTTCAAGTGAAGATGTTTGTTGTTGTTTAGGAGCCAAAGCAGCATATGTTCCAAGAGCTGTACCTAAAGCATCTTTATAAGGATCTCTTGGTGCTGTATAAGTTTTTCCTATAGCGGTTTGACTTGCTTGATATTGCGGAATAAAACCTTGTACAAACTTAGTTGCCTCAAGTGGCGCCTGTCTTGTAGCTTGCTGTTGAGCGAATTGTCTTGCTAGTCTTTGCTCTTCAATACCCCTTTCTGTTGCGCCTAAACCAGTTAGATTGGCTATATCAATACCCCTTAATCTTTGCTGAGTTGCGCCTAGGTCTGCTATATCTGAGCCAAATAATCTTTGCGCAGCAGATAGATCAGAGCCAAAACCTCTTTCAAGACTTGCTGCCTGTCGAGCAGCGTCTCTTTGTCTTTGAAATTCTTGCAGGGCTCTGTCTTGCGCAGTCAAGAAACCGCCTGATCTAATTTTAGAAAGTGCCTCTCCTAATCCTCTACCAATTCCTCTTTGTCTTTCTTCAGCAGTAAGTCTTGCTCTGGAGCCAAAAGCAGATTGACCACCTCTTGCAATATCGGATGCTCTTTGCGCTATATCTTGTTGCGCAGCAGCACGTAAAGTATCGTCTATAGTTCGCTGAACAACTTGTTCTTCAAAAGGGTTGTAAAACTGACCTGTCATTCTTGGATCAAAACCAAGCAAAGATCCGCGTAATAATTGTCTTGCACTTGGACCGCCAAAACCTATACTGCTTTGTAAAGCCCCTAAACCTCTACCAAAAGATTGTTCAGCGGTTTGTAAAAATGGTTGAAAAGAACCAATACCAGCTCTAGCTATTTCTCTGGCTCTTATCTCATCTGGGCTAAGACCTGCTGTTTCTTGTAATATTGCTGGCTGGTCTAGTAATGCTTTTTGGGCAGCGTCTGTAGCTTGCGCAATAATACCTGGAGTATCAGTTGAACCAAAATAAAGTTCGCGTAATGCTGGATCTGATAAAAGCTCTTTTCTAGTAACGCCTTGTAAGGATGGCAACATCGGTAATGCCATTATACAGCCTCAAAAGTTTTCATTAATTTACGCATGTTTTTTACGCCTGCTTCTCTAGATGGGCTAGAAGTTTTGACTAACTCTATACCACCCTTAGATGTTTTTACGTTGTATGCGCCTGCTCCACGTGTGGCTTTGGCAGTCATTACAAACTCACCATCGCTTAACATCGCTGGTATGTCATCTGAAGTGCCTGTTCCTGGGCCTGCTGATTCACCGCCTTGGCGCATATCTAGTTCAGCAACGCCACCTTCAGCAAATTTCAAAGCTTTTGGAGCTGGAGCAAGTCCAAACTCTTCTCTAGTACCACCTGTACCTAAAGCTTTAGAAAGCTGGTATCTGCCAAGTTGATCCATTGTTACTGCTGGAGTTTCTGCTAAGCCACCTGATCTACTTTTAGCTTGGTCGTAAGCTATTTTGCCTACCAAAGCTGCAAGTCCACCTGCTCCTAGAGTGTTGAGTCCGCCGCCTTCTCTGGTAAACATACTGCCTAAAGTAACATTACCATCTTTGCCTTGTATTGCATCTTCTATTGATTGCGGTAAAAGTTTTCTACTTAAAAAGTTTAATATGCCACCTCTTTGTTGAGGTTGCTGAAGCGGTGGTTGTTGCTGGTCAAAAACACCAGGAGCGCTGCCAAAAGTAGGTATAAATCCGCCACCGTAGTATTGCTGTTGCATGGGTATGAATCCGCCACCGTTATATTGTTGGTCTAAGGGCGCGGGCCCAAATCCGCCTTGCATCACTTGGCTCATCATACCTTTAGGCGTGAATAAACTTCCTATTCCAGAAGTAATAGCGTCTCTTCCAAATGATAAAGCGCTTCCTAGCCCACCGCCAGACCCTGCTGTAATAGCATTTCCGACTCCGCCAAGACCTGGGATTTTACCAACAAAACTACCAATACCACTTGCCACGTTGCCTAAACCAACTTTACCTAAAAGAGATCCGCCTACCGCACCTAAAGCCTGGCCGACGCCAGGAATAAACATCGCTACAGGAGCAACTTTCTTAACAACTTTTTTAATTTTTTTGAATACTTTAGAGAGAAAACCAAACTCGGGTAAGCCTGTAAGTGGATTCAAATCCATATCGCCGTTACCAACAATATATTTATTTGGATCTACACCATACTTACTGATCGAATTTAAAACGTAGGTTTTTAAAAGTGGATTATCGCGTAAAACTTGAGCAGGGACGATCATTTCGTCTGGGGCTACGTGGGCCAAATAAGTATCTTCGTTTCTCCCTAACGCAGCTAAAGTTGCCAAGCCTTCTTCTTTTTGTTGTAGCATATTCTCTCTCATATGTAACTCTTTAATTTTACAGGGTTATTATTATGTCGCCTGCTATCTTTATCGATACATCACCTACTAAACCCTGGGCTTCAAAGCCTTTTGGGTCTGGCTCATTCATCAAATCAATAAACTCAGTCCCATTAAATATTTGCAACACTTCGGTTGATGTATTAAAGATTAGCGTGCCAAGATTAAAATTTAATTTGTCACGTTCAATAGTCGATAACTGTAAAGTATTATCAGGATCTATTGAACCTAAGTTTATCTCTAAAATCCTAACAAGTCTATTAAAAATGTCGGGTGTTACATCATCTAAAGCTATAGGTAAACGCGTTGGTAAGAGCTTGCTCATCTTCTACCATCTTGTTTCACATCTAATCTAGTTGCTCCTAAGCGCCATCCAACTGATAGGTTGCCATCGTTGGCAGCATCATCGTTTGATTCTAATCGTAAAACAGCCTGCCTGCCCCTTGCCCTAATATGTAATTGGCCTGTATCACTTTTTACTTCGCTTGTTGATTTAGTACTTAAAGATGAGCCGTTGTTATTGCGCGTTTTAATTATTAAATTTACTGAACCGTTATTGGGATCTTGTAAGAATCTTACGTCTGGTAATATCCTACGAATAAATTGAAAGTTGTTGCCATCGCCAATATCAAAGTCAGAACTTTCTATAAACACGCCTGTCATCGGCGAACCATCGTCATCAAAACCAACTTCATGCTGAAATAAAGAATTTGAGGCTGTAGCTTGCGGATATGATTCAACCCCAGAATCAAGCCAAGCTGTACGTGAAAGCTGACCGTAATACCAAACCTTATCTTGGTAATTATAAATTACATACCTGTCTATTTCTGAAGAGCTTGCAGACGGATAGAACCAACCTACTTCGTTTTCTTTAGTGTTGGTGAAAGCGTTAATTTTAAATGCTTGCTCAGAATTAAAATCAGAAAATACATAATCTAAGACATCGCAGTTAAGTTTTATAACTGAGCCGTTGTAAATGTAAAAATTATCGTAAGACATAAAATATATGCCTTGTGGCGCTGTTACTGCTGCTTTTGGACTTATCAATCCAGAGGATTCATTTATTAGATTTACTCTAAAAGTAAATGGTGGCCCAACAAATTGCATGCTGTAAACTGAAGTGTCTGTAAAAATAATAATTTCTTGTCTTGATTTTACCGCACCAATTATTTGTGAGCCTGATGATAGCCGTAAAGATCCTGCTGTATTAGTAATTTTTGGCTCAAACTCCAATTCATTTTCTTGATCGGAAAAAGCTATCAACATCGGATCAACGCTACCAGTTCTAGCTGTTCCTGATGCGTTCAAAGGGTCTGCACCCAAAACTATCAAATGCCTGTCTATTTCTGATGTTATTACTTGTAAACCTTTGGTTGGAACAAGGTTAGCTCCAGTTCTAGCTGATAAGTCTACTGCTCTAGTATTAAGGCCATTTGATTCAATCCATTCAAAAATACCAGCACCTCTAGGATTAATTATTAAGTTTTCACCAAAATTATCATGCGTCCAAAGTCTTAGCTGATTGGTTGCAGAAATACTTGTTGATGATCCCCAACCGCCGTTACCCCAAGAACTCACACCCCAACCAGTAGAAGGTACAAATACATCTAAACCAGTATTAATTTGATAAGCACCTACAACAGAACTGCCTCCATTACCGCTATCACTTGCATTAGCAGTAACAGTAACTCCGCTAGTATTTTTTGCCTCTATGGTATAAGAGTTTGCATTGACTATAGTTGCTATCTGATATTCTTGATTGAGAACATTTGAGTTGATATTACCACCTAAAGAAGAGGCGCCAGAAAAAGTAACAAAATCATTTTTTACTGCTCCATGCGCAGTATCCGCTACTGTTATTGTGGCATCACCATTTGAGGCTGAAAATGTAACATCTCCCGCACCCGTTGTAAGTCTTATAGGAGTGACATCATTAAAAGTGTTACCTTCTTTTATGTAATATTTTAAATTAGTTCCGTTGCCTAAATACTTACTACCATCTAAAGCAATCCAATTATGTAAAGCTCTTGATGTTCCTAAATATGTGCTAGTGGTTAATTTTTCCCAGCCTCCAAATTTTTCAGGTCTACCCTGTCTAAATCTTATTAGATTACAATCAAACCAACCGCCTTCATTATCATACTGAGTGCCCTCTCTTTTTATGCCTGGTTGAAATGTAAATCTAGCTACTGTCATCTAAACCTCTGTCCAATCTTTGCCTTCAAATAACAAAGCCTCTGCTTCTCTACGTCTTACCAAACCCTGCAATACTTCACCATTTGCTTTGTTCCATCTTTTTAATTGATGTGGAACTTCGTTAAAATCTTTGTCGTTTAAAACTTTTAACATAGTGCTATTGTTTAGATTAGTTGGCCCCAAGTTATAAGTCCAAGATACCAAAGCGTCAAACTCGCATTGTTTTAAATCAACCTCTACTGCTTTTTCTACATGTAAACAGTAAATATCTAATTCATTTAACAACATGTTATCAGCTTGTTCTTTAGATATAGTCATGCCTTCGCGCACATCTTTAGTATGTCCATAACCAATAGTCCATACACCAGCCGCACATTTATAGGCTTCTAGTTCGCACCCTTCAAATTTTTTAATTAAAGATATGCCTTCATTTGAAATATTCATTTTAGTAATCCCCCCAAACTTTTGTTTTTTTACCGCCGTCATAAACAACCGCGTGCCCTTCATCAATAAGCATTTGACAAATATCCTCGCCATCTTCCGTATAAGGTATCCCAAGTATTCTGCCATATTTACCCTTACCAAATGATTTAATGGTGATTGAACCAACGCATAATTCTTTCAGCCTTTCTTTTGCTGCTAAGCCTAATTTTTTCTCTGCTAAATCTCTAGTCCTAGATTCGGGCGTATCTATTTGGGCCAAACGTACGCGCTGTTTGTGTAGCTTTACATCAAATCCCAAATCAAGTGTTACATCGACTGTATCGCCGTCTACAACTCTTTCTACTGTTGCCTTGTAAATGTATGGTTCTGGTTTACTGCTCATCTTTGTTAGTAGTTACCTTTCTATAATACACAACCACATCTTTAAGTTCTGTAATATATCTTTTTATCTCTTGCATATTGTAAGCCATAACTTCGTAATCAGGAATTGTCATAGCTAGAAAGACTAACTCGCCCTCTTGTTTTTCTATTCTTGCAAGCTGTTCTTCCCAGTTTTCAGGTGTTACTGCAATCCACTGTAGTTCCTTGAGATTTATTTCTCTAGGCATAATAGGTTGTACTATTTGCCTTTCAATAGGTTTTGCAGAAACTTGTATTTGTTTAGTTGGCAGTAGGCTGCAACTGCAAGCCATTATCAAGACTATCAACAGTGGTGCTGATTTTCTCAATATCTTCCATAATGTGTTTTGTACCATTATTTATTTTCCTTTCCATTTCAACTGGGTCAGCCAATATCTTTGAGGCTAACTCATAGTTTTGTATAAACTGTGTATATCTATTTAATTCTCTTTGAGCTATTTGACTTTTTATACTTAGATCTTGAAGTTGTTGGGTTTGCAACTCAAAGTCTTGTTGTAATGATTTGATGGCTTCTTCTTGGGTTTCTACTGCGCCCTCTAAAACTGCGTTATTCATTTGGAGTATTTGGTTTTGACTGTATAAGTAATAAGAAACTGCAAGCAAAACTAAAACTATACCTAGTAAAACTTTACTCATTATCCATACACCAATTCCAAGCATCGTGATCGTGGTATAAAAATGCCTGACATTTTTTATATTTTTCTCGCCATTTATCAGAGTCAAATTTATCGTTCCACTCTAAGTTAGAGTTTTCAGCTATAGGTATGTAGTTAGATGGTGTAGAACAACCAATTAAAAATATACTAACCAGCAAGAGGATTCTTGTTGTCATCTTTTATTTCCTCTATTTGTTTATCTAAGCTTTCTAAATCAGCTTTAATAGTTGCAATGTCAGTTTTTATTTCAGTAACATCTGGAACATCTATACCATCTATCTCTTTTTCTAAAAACTGAACTGATGTTTCTATAGATGCAAAGCGTTCTTCAATAACTTGTACGTTATCCTCTGCTTCGCTTATGCCACCAATTTTAGCCTCTAGGTTTTCTAGTCTGTTGACATACTCTGCGCCTTGATAACCAAAGCCTGCAAGCGTGCCAACAATGCCTACAAGTGCAATTATTTGTGTTGTTTTATTTTGTAACCAGTCCATATTACCTCCATATTTCAGGTTGATTTTGCATCATGCTTTGTAAATTATTTATATTTGTACTCGCATAATTATAAAAAGCGTTTATGTTGTCATCTAGTGTAGCAGAGGTGTATATATCTTGAGAAGTGTACCAACTGGAGCTATCAGGAATTGTCGTTTGAGTATATGAATTAAACTGTGGAACATATCCTATCAAGGCAACCAAACTTGATTCGTCACTATACTCACCTGTAGCTTGTTGTTCTTCTTGCATTTCTTCTTGTTGGGCCTCTATATTTTGAGCAATTATCTTGTCTGCTATCTGATCTGCCTCTGATTGGGTCATCACGCCACCAATGGCAGTATCTATTTCACCTTGGACGTTTTGAACTTGCACATCAGCCATCACTACTTCTGTACCGCCATCAACAGTATTCATAGGCGTAATGCTAACCGTCACAGATCCACCAACATCTCCACTCATAGATAAAACCTGGTTGTTTTGGGCTGTAGCACTAGCGTATTGGTCTGAAATACTAGGCGAACTAGATGTGCTGATACCTCCACCAGACCCAGAACTAGATGTTTGATTAGCAACACTGGAGCTGACATTTGTATTAGAGCTTGATTGATTGGCAGTAGAACCATAGTTTACGCTGCTTGAGGCTGCGTTTAAGGCGTTTTTAATCACATTAAGTGCAACAACCCTATTTTTGTTTTTACCTGTAGGCTCATCACTCTCAATAACTTCTAGCTCTTCTATTATTTCTTCTTGCTGTTCTTCTTCAACTTCTGCCAATCTTTCTTGTTCTAGCTCTTCAAATACTTCTTCTAACTCTTCAAAAACTTCTTCAACCGCTTCTTCTTCAAATATCTCTTCTATAAACTCTTCTTCAGGCTCATCTCTTTCAGCAATTCTTTCTTCTCTAATCTCTTCTCTTATCTCTCTAGTTTCTTCTTCAAACCAATCATCAAGTTCTTCTATAGTATTAATGGCTAAGAAATTTTCAGGTTCTGTAAAATCTTCTACAAATAAAGTTTCTTGTAGGACAAACTGTTCTAACAATACATCCTCTTGGTGTAGTGGATCTTCATGCCTTGGTCTAAAATCATCTATAAATGGTAAAGGTTCTGGTTCAAAGAAAATAATAAACTCATCTTCTTCAGGCTCACCAAAAAAATCCTCAAAGTCATCATGGCCAAACTCTTCAAAAGGCGGGAACATTTCTTCTTCAAAAATATCTATAACTATGAAAGGCTCGTCTTGATGGTGATTTGGGCCATCATCTATAAATATACCTGTAGCAAATTGCTCTTGCTCATCTTCAAAACCAAAGTCAACATTCCTGTCATCAAAGAAAGCCACTGATTCTTCTTGTCTGAAACCAGGACAAAAAGACGCGTATTGAGGATCTTCATCACATTGTTGGTCATCATACGCAGCCCAATAATTAGGACAAGATTCACTATAAAGCTGACTTATATTACATTGTTGAGTTAATAAAGCATCGGCATAACCGTTACAGCTAGAATCATTTAATGGATTGCTACAATCTACACCATTACCACTGCCTGCTCCATACAGTGAACCGCCATTCTCTAGCGTTGTATTAATAGATGTATTGTTCCAGTTGGTGTTTACGCAAGTAGAAGAGTTAGTTGTTCCAGTATTGCATTCATCGTGATAATGATAAGTGTATGAATTGTTTTTACTAGAGCCTACCTCACCAATTAAAACATCATGGTTAATAATATTAAGTTCTCTATAGCGAATATCAAAAGAATTATTGTTCCAAAGTATAACTTCAAAACTATTGTCTGTATTTGCACGATTGTATTCCCTCAGATAATACCAACCAAAAATCATCTTTGAGCTATCGCCCCAAGACTTCATACGAGAATTGTTATCTCTAATTAGGTCTGTCCAAAAAGGATATATGGTATAGGTGTGTTGTCCGTTAAGTGGATCAGGAGTAAAGTCGCTGCAATAGCTACCACTATTGCCAAAGTGTAAACAACCATTGGTCGCCATTCGTGCTTGTGAAAATGTAGAGCCGTAAAAAGTAAAGTCAAAAGAAAGATCAATTGCAGGTGAAATACCGTCATCAACTACCTCGTATGCTAACTCACCTTGAAAGTTATTAGCGTTATCATGTAAATCAAATAAAGGCTGATTGGCTTCGTATGTGTATTGTCCTGGAAGATTGCAGGATAGAAGGATCAACCCCCATATAATTCTTTTTTGCATTGTCTTTTAGATTTTGTTTTTCTTACAACCACTTTACTAATTATACCAGCTACGTCTTTTTGTATTTCATCTCTTTTAGGATTGTGTTCTTGGCTGCACTCTGCAATAAACTCTTGTTCAATATCTTTTTTATCGGGTCTTTTAGAAGGATTAGCTAACCATAATTTTTTTGCTTCCTCTCCTATTTTGCCTTCGTATGGAGCAGGTGTACCTGCTTGCCACATAGCCTTAAATACTCTTTCGTCTTGAGCCAACAAAGATATTGCAGCTACTTTCATACCCATATCGTATAAATATTTAGACAGTTTAAGTCTTTCACAATTCATATCTCTTACAGACTTACCACCAGATAAACCAAATACTTGACCTTGGAAAGCTCCACTCAGGCCAGTAGTACATAAGTCTTGTGAATAACTCATTATAGATGGGGCAATAGCACTAGCTGGTGGCGCTTCAGACTTTACATTTTGATTGATTGTTTGGACTGATTTTGATTCATTAATGTTTCTATTGGTATTGTCAGACTTAGTATTATTATTATTTTGATTTACGTTATTAGTCTGTACGTTTGATTGCGAAGTAGATTCATTAATATTTCTGTTCGTATTGTCAGACGTGCTAGTTGATGTATTTACATTAGTATTATTTACAGTTTGATTTACTGTCGAATTTACATTACTGGTTGAAGTAGATGTATTTATATTTGTATTAGTATTATTTGATGTGCTATTAGCGGTCGAAGTATTTACATTTGTATTGACATTTGTGTTTTGATTTGTATTTACATTTGTATTAGTCGAAGTATTGGTATTTGTAGATACATTCGTATTTGTTGAAACATTAGTGTTACTGGTAGTCGTATTATTGGTATTAGTGTTTGTATTAGTGTTTGTATTGGTATTATTTGTAGTGGTTTGATTTGTTGTGTAAACATTAGAATTTTCACAATATTGTGTACCGTTGACGCAAGCTGTACCAGATTGTTGAGAAGATTGAGCGTTTGCTTGTATAGAAACGCCTGCTACTAAAGTAATAAGAAACATTAATGCTGCCCAAGCAAGCATATTATCATGCTTTCTTTGGTCGTCATTCTTCATTAATCTTCGCCTTTAAATTGTTTACTGCTCCCTGTTGTTCCTGCATATAAACCAAACCAAGCAGCACCAGCGCCCACAACAATAGAAATAAGGCCAGACTGTTCAAATGTAGGTTCTGGTAATTCCATAAACCAAATAGTACATTTATACAATAAAACTATATATACGGTAAGAAAGGCTCTTGGAAATATTCTCCAAGAATCAACCGCTTTTGCTAGATGAATCCATCTTTGATGAGGGTTTTTGGTTGTATCATCTTCAAGATCTCTAATCTTATCTTTGAGTTGAGATATTTCTTCAATCATAGCCATAAATTTATTGAGATCCATCTCAACTTCATTACGGTCCATATCTCCAGAAAATGTGCTTCTATGTTCGTTCATTATAAAAATTTAGCTAATACTACGCTAATTACGATAAATGGGTAAACGCCCCATATCATGTTTTCTAGCTTATCAAACCTTTTAGCTCCTGATTCAAGACGTTCCTCTATATTTTTATATCTTTGAGCACATTCTTTTTCATGTATCTCAATTTTATGCAAAGGATCGTCATAAATATTCACTTTATTTTTTACGCTTTTTTTTCTTTTTTTTAACTTTAACAGTTGTATAAGCTTCATTTATATCTGGAGTAGATGGGTCATCTGCAACGTACCTACCTTTTTTATTTCTTGCCCTGACTAATTCTGTTTCTTCTAACACCTCTTTTACAACAGGCTCTTCTTTTTTTACATCCTTCAAAGGATTCGGTAGCTCGTCTGCTGGTAAAGGCTTAAAAAAATTAATTACTTTTTTCCACCAACTCATTTATCTTTCGCCTTGCCAATATTGATTGCACACCAATCTACTAGCTTATAAATTTTACCAATCCATACATCATCACGCGGGGTTGGAGTTATTGAAGCTATCAAAGAAGCTCCTGTAACAACCCAAGGAATGATTTGGATTAATTTTAATATTAGATCTAACATATATACCATAATTATCTCCTATGAAGTTGGTGGGGTTGGAAACTCACCTAGTGGTCTTACTGGTGGTGTAGCATCATTGTATTTATAAAGATCAGCTAAAGCATCTACATTTGCAACTGCATTAATTTTTGCTTTCATATCAGTTGCCGCTGTTCTTACTGCTACTCTGTAATCTAGCCAATCTGTTGGTATGGCTTTAGAACTTTCTGCATTTCTAACTACCATCCAATCATTAGGTTGTAGTAAGCCATAAGCTTGATTGTCTATTGTTTCACAATGAGTATATTTTAAACCTCTAACCAAAGTATCACCTGAACCTGAATCATCTAAAGCTCTAGCTGTAGCTGTGCCATAAGTTGCTGTAACTTTATTACTACCAAATGCAAAAGACTGATCTGTATTAATATAGTATTTAGGGTCTTTATAATTAGTGTTATCTATTACTACTATATAAACACCTATAGCTTTGAGTTCTGCCTCTGACCAAAGGTTGTGTATATTGCTAGGATATTTAATATCTCCTATCGTTAATTGTGCAGGTTTATTATAAACCTTACTTATTTTACTATCTTCTACTAATGCCCACATAATTTTATATTACCTCATTTTTTTAGATCTAAAAAGCTGTTGTTGGGATTCCTGTTGATGTTACGAATGGATTTTCTGCAAATGCCATAAAGATATAGGGATTACCTCCTCCATTGTAAGCACCATCGTTACCTCTTAATTTAAAACCATTAGAAAGCATATCTATTAATTTTGATGCTGAACCTTCTGCTCCAGATTCATCAACTCTTATAGCACTGTTAGTTGAAATATTGATTGGATTTCTTTTTGCATCTAGTAAAAACCAACCATCGCTACCATTTGTTCTTTTCAACATTATAAAAGCAGGTTTAAATCCTGTATAGACGAACGGACCATCTGCATTTCCGTTGCCAATGTAAGAACTAAATTTTGAGTAGCCCTGCACCTCTGCAAATACATAAGCAACATAATTATCAGTATTTGTGTTGTAACCATTAAATGTGCTGTTTTCGTTACTAACATTAAAAGTTGTGGTTGTTGGGGTAGAAAACTGACTTGATAAAGATTGTGCGGCATTGCTTAAATTAAGATACATCATAGTATCATTTCCAGTACCTATATGATAAACATACCAATAAGCAGAGTTTGATCTATTTTTAAATAAAATCATTTTAGGAACTGCTCCTAATCCATGTCCTATTGTTTGGTCTTGACTGCCGTTACCAGCGTAAGTAACTATGCTAAAACCTGCTGTTGTATTTGCTTGAACAGTTGAGGTGATATCTCCATCACTATTACTTGCAGTTGTCCCTCCATTGGCTTTCCAATTCCATAAAACATAAGAACCACCATTAGTATTTACAGCTTGGTCAGCAGTGCCAAAAGTAACACCATCAGTATCAAACGAAGAAACATAACCAAAAGTGGCTTCTGCGGATGAAGTGTTAGAAGCTATATACTTTGTAACACCTCTGGTCGAATCCCACAAAACATGGTTGTATGCAGCATCTCTCCTTTTGTTCCAAACTAAATCAGGTTTCATATCGCTGTTACCTGAAAAAGTTATTGCATTTGTAGTGCTATTACCTGTGTAAAGTTCACATTGAAAATGTGCTGATGGGTCGTCTATCGTTGTATAAGCCATTATCCAAACTCCGCTAAGTTTTTAGTGCATATTGCATAGTATCCAGAAGGTGGTGCGTATTCAAAAGTTCCGTAGCCATTGGCATCACTTGCTGCACTTGATGGTGTGTTTGTTGTATAGCCACCTTGATTCGTTTTGGCTGGGTTAGCAGCGTAATAAGTTGATGTCGAAATAAACCAAGTACCACTTCCACCTGTTGGCAAAGATACTCCATTTGAACCTGATGCTGGGTCTCCTGAGTTGCCATAAGTTCCACTTTTAGAAAAATATATTTTATTGTTATCTAAATCTAATGCACAACCCATAGTTTCAGTAGTCCATGAAGGAAAAGAAACTCCTGATAATGCTGAACCATTAGTAATAATTGAGCCATTGCCACCATAATAGGCTATGCCATAAGGAGCATCTCCTGCGTGAGCATCAGCATTTACATATGTGCCTATTACACTATCTTGGTCTATAACACCAAGAAGAGTATATCCATTAGTATCAGCAGATTGTACTTCAAAATACCATTTACCAGAGGTAACTCCTACAGAGCCAACACTAGCACCCCATCCATCTGCAGAAGATACTTGATTCGTAGCTCCTTCAGTTATTGTATATTTGGTTGTGTAATGTAGAGGATTTAATGTTGCAAAATTATTAGTAGGTGTGTCAGTCGCTTGATCTGCGGCTGTGATGTTAGTTTCTGAAAAGTCTGTGCTATTACCACTAGAATCATTGCCTAAATTAGCAGAATCAGAAAAGTCTAAATAATATCCGATAGTGCCATAAGAACCTGTATATTCTTTAGGTATCCAAATACCAGTATCACTATCAAACTCACCAAAAGCATCTGCTTCATTAGCTACTCCATCTGTAAAATGCCATTCTGCTATGTAAGCTGAAAGGTATCTTCCTGCTGCAAACCAATCTCCTATTTTTAACCAGTTTGATGAGCTTCCTGTTTGACCTATTTGAAATTCTGTGTTTTGAGGAATACTTGTGTAATTTGTGCTTGCTCTAAATTCTGTTTGAAGAACTCCATTAACCCATACTTTTGCTCTGTTAGCCGCAGTCCCCTGCGTTGTATCTAATTGACCAACAATATGATACCAACTTGAAGTGTCCCGAAACACCATATCTAAATCAAGGTAGTAGGAAGTACTACCATCATACATAGCAAATCTCAACCAGTTTTCTGTTGTCATAAACTTAAAGCCTGTATAACCTGCTGAAAATAAATATTCATGTCCATCAAGTTCTGTTCTTTTTATCCAACCTGCCCACGTCCAAGTTCTAGCATTTCCTGCTGTTGATTGAGTGCCTGTATGAGTTAAGCTTTCTGAATTATCAGCTTCAAGTTTTAAAGAGTTACCAATCTCATACCCAGTCGAGACACTTCCTCGATTAGCAGTTCTCTGTAGGGTTTCCATGTTAGCTTTGTGTTAGGTTTTGACTGATACCAATGTTTTGCCACTTAGAGCCATTGTATCTAAAAGCATATATATCTGTCTTAGCATCTGTTGCGGTCTGTGTCGGAGTCACATCCCCAACAAATTCAAATATTGCATTCCAAGCTAAAGTATATGGACCGCTCGTAGCATGTTGTGCTACCTCAATACTAATAATAGCTCCCTCTACTGCATTACTTGGTGCAGATATTGTAGAGTTTTCTTCTAATAATAAGAAAGCATTAGCAGCGGCTTTTGCATCCCATGAAACTGTACCATCTGTTAAAGCTACTTGAGTTATATTAGCTGAAGTAGATGCTGTCACTATTTGTGGCATAGTCACATTTTGGTTCTCATCAACTGAAATAGCAGGTGTTGTACCTACCGCAGATCCTAAACCAATTACCAAATCATCAGCACTATCATCAAGACCTACATAATAATCTTGGGCATTACCATCAAACACTATTTTAGTATCTTCAGCAGTAGCATCACCTATGGTTAAGGTTGTACCGTTGATTGATAAGCTATCGGTAACAGCTAGATCTGTAAGTGCGTCTAAAACTGCGGCTCCAGAACCTGCTCCATCTAATTGAACAACCGCTACTTTGCCTGGAGCGATAGTTACATTAGCACCAGAGCCTTGCGATATAATTATATTTTGCGATCCACTTGTTGCATTTTCTATAATTTGCACCCTTTTCATAGTGTTAGGGCCTATTGTTATGGTGCAAGCTGAATCTAACGTGCCAGTATATTTTAAATAAAAAGCTCTACCTTCATCAGAGCTACCGTCTGCTACGGTTGTGGTGTGTGTATCAGCATTAGTAGTAATAGCTTCTGTGCCAACACCTAAAGCTTCTCCTATCAGCTCTAAATTAGTGTTTGTAGAAGTACCCCAAGTTCCGCTTTCGTCACCTGTTGCTATCTCTTTTAATCTTAAATTATTAACGTAAGTTGCCATAGTTTTTTACCTCGTTTCTATATTAAATTATGCCGCCACTTCTGTCCAATTAGGAGTTTGATTATCATCTACTTCTTGCCATTTAAACGGAGTACCAAGCTCTCCACTTGCAGAGACACCTGTGATTGTAACATTAGCCTTACAATTAAAGCTTGGATCTCCAACTAATCCAACAGTATTACCAAATACATTTACTTCAAACCTATTATCAGTTTTAGTGGTTGCAGTACCTAGTGCAGATGTAGCTCCTTGTCCTGTTGGAGTTTGGTTGGCTTTAGCTG